TTAGTAGAATTTAGACCCAGATCTTGCGTAGCAGTCAATGGGAAGAAATCACCTGTCGCATCTAATCTGATCTTATCAAGTAGTGTTCCGCTATTAGAAGTAGCGAAAGTGATGTCTGTGGAAGTTGTGGTGGACTTAGCAATAATATAACCACGACTTGTGGCAGAGTCATATGTAAGTCCAAGACCCTGTGCTGTTGTAAGTGAGTTACCACCCGATCCAGAATTGACTGAGAAAGAACCACCAACTAGACTTAACTTATCTGATGGATTGTTTGTACCAACACCAACTTCTTCATTAGCAGAATCAACATAGAGAACGTCGCTTGCAACTGTAAGATCACTTGTTAGTGTGACATTACCTGTTAGACCTGTAGTTCCTTGAACCGAAAGATTGGATGCAGCACCACTGATGTTCAGTGTGCCAGACATCGTATCACCTTCTTTGAGGACGTTAGCAGTTGCTTTACCAACTACTTCTCCTTCAATGCCATTTGCATCAGCAACCAAAGTAATTTTGTGTGCTTCAAATGATCCAGTATTGTCACGAATAACCGCAGTTCCTAGAACATTGGTTGAATTGAATTGGACGTTACCTTCGTTCCAAACAACGTTACCGTTAACACCAAAACCATCCGCAGATGCAACCTGAACATTCAGTGTACCAGAACCATCAGTTGCAGTACCACCAGTTGCAACGATAGATGCATTGTAGTTAGCAGCAAGAGATGAAGAACTGAAATAGATTCCAGGGTTTGAAGCAACGTTATCTTTTCTACCTAAGCGAAGATTACCTGTTCCACCATCACTTTCGATAGTTACAACGTCAATAGTATTGCCATCGTAGATACTGAAGTCATGGAATACAACAGGTACGGCAGCAGTACCAATTGTGACCGCTCCAGTGAAGTTGCCGTTAGTTAGTCTACCAATTAGGATAGTGTAATCATTTCTGTTATCATTAAGGTCATCATTAACAATAACGTTATCAATCTCAATTAGACCAACTGCTTGAGATTGTGCGTTGTAGATATTGACCGTGCTACCAGGAGTGAATGGGTTAGGAGCAGGCAGAGAAGTTAGAACTTTACCAGAGACGTAAATCTGATACTTAGGATCTCCATTAAAAGATTTAACTTTGATTTCATTTCTGAATCCAGTTGCCTTCAAGAAAGTAGGAACTCTATTAGCAGAAATTTCTCCGAAGTTAATGTTTAGTGCATTCTGATACCAAGTACCTTCACGGTTGTCTAGTTTGTCAGCATCTAGACCAGTGTCAATACCGTCGTTTTCAGATGTCCAAATTTGTGCCCATGTACCGAATGTGGTAACACCCGTTCCTGAACCACGCAACCACATGTTGTCATTATCAGTAAATGCCAACTGTCTGATACCACCAAAAGTAGCGTCAGGTCCAGGTCTTAGCGTCAGCACCATATGCTTGGTGCCACCGTCTAGAAGCTGGTTACTGTTGTTGTTCTTGGTGTTAACAATAATACCTTCAGCGAAAGTATTAGGAGATGGGTTGGAAGATGGTTGAGAAGTAGCAGTTAGTAGTCTGATACATTTCTGGGACTGACCAGAAATATTAATATTATAGGTTCCTGCTAATCTATCAGAATCAATTGTACCAGCAGTCAAACTACCAGCATTCTGATAGAACGAACCTTGCTTGCCATCCAGAAGGTCAGCGTCTAGACCAGAGTCAATACTGTTAGAAGCAGTCTTCAGTCTGATAGAACCATCACCTGCATCACCGATAAAGAACTGTGCCTTATCAAATCTAGCAACACCTGTTGTACCATATTCTGGGTCAAGTGATGCTTGAACTACTCTATCAATATCAACAGTAACGTTTGCATACTGTCTATTGATTGTAGAAATCTTACATCTGAGATCTAATCCTGTACCACTACCAAGATCAGTTGGAGCAGTATTAACTTGGAAGTCGGTTGTATAACCAGTACCGCCTGTAGTGATGATGACTTCATCAACTGCATTATTAGCAACAATAAGTGTTAGTTTAAATCCAGTACCAGTACCACCAGTAATCAATTGGTTGTAATATGTACCGTTAGTAAATCCACTACCACCGTTAGCAATGATAACTTCTTCAACAAAGTTACCTTGAGTAAACGTAGAGTCAAATCTGATTGGAGAAGCAGCTCTAGTAAACTCAATAATTGTTCCAGCTGGAATTGTAGATGTCAGTGCTTTTGATTGATCAAAAGTGAGTGTGGTGAGACTATTTTCTGTAATAACAGAATTGATAATCGTATCTTCTTGAATACCAGTAACACTGTTCTTAACAATATGACCTTTCAGTGCATTCTGGTTGGTAGAGAAGATCATACTGACTCCACCACTTTGTGCTGGAACAGCTAGTTTCGCGAAGTATCTTTCTTCTGGACCTTTAATTGATTGTACTACCAATGCATAAGATTGGTCTCCTCTCAAGAAGGTGTTTGAGTTTGCAGAAGTTGAATTGGTTGACAGCAAGTCAGTTGCAATAGGACCACCTGTAATATCTCTAGCATCAACAGTAGTGGTTGATAGACTCACCCAGTTGTTAATATTACTGGAAGATGTGTTGATTGCTCTATTAATGTTAACACTAACATTAGGAATATCGCTAGAATCAAATGTATCTGTATCAGTAATTTTGACGTTGTTGACAATATTACCGTAAAGTCTACTTTCAATTAGACCAAGTGCTGTTGCTTGTGTACCTCCTCCTGGAGGAGCAGCAATGTTAATAACGGGAGCAACACTGTATCCTTTACCACCAACGTAACTGTTTTGCTCTAGGATAGTAATGGTGACAAGTTGACCATTAGCAATAGTACAACCAGCAATAGCAGAAACTGAACCTGCTTGTGGAGATCCACCAGAGATTGTAATAACTGGAGGTTGTGTGTATCCACTACCAGGATCAGTGATATTGATTTGGTAAAGAACACCCTGTCTGTATTCCGTTGCTTGAATCTGACCACCAGAAACGCTACCCTCAAAAATATCATTGAGAGTAAATGTTAGACTTGGGTCAACTTGGAATGACAAGAACTGACTACCGTTATCATTGTTTAGAATGAACGATGTAGATGTATCTTGTTCAATTGCAATATCACCAGCAAGAGCTCCTTCAATTGCAAGTCTTTCTGCTTGATCAGCAATCGTGAAGACTTGGAAAGGACGTAGTGCAGGAATCTGATCAAGTGAAATCTTACCAGAATCAGTTAGTTCGACCAGTGCTCTAGGAACAGAGTTGGTTGAATATTCTTTCTGGATGTATGCACCAAGGTTATTAGTGATGAAGTCTCTAACTGCCTTCTGTGTTGGGATCTTACTGTTAGAAGAATTAGCACCACCAAGTGTATTAGCATCATCGAAACCTGTGACAACAACGTCGCCACCTTTCAGTTTCAAGAATTCAACTTCCGAAATTGTAACTGTACCCGTGAAGGTAATGTTACCAGTTCTGTTCTCGATCTTAGCAAATGTACCAACCTTGAAGTCACCAAGTTCATCAGTACCAGAGCAATAAACACGACCATAATTTTCGTTGAATTGCTCATTTGCTTCAACTTTAACACCACCATTTTCTGGTAGTGCCAAGTAGTTCGTTCCCGAACCAGCAAATTCCCAGGTATGTGCCGAGGAGTTAACAATAGATGGTCTATGAAGATTAACTGTGGCACCATCAAGAGCAGCAGGCGTAACGGCTTGACCAGTGGCGTTATCGATAAGACTTACTGCACCACCAGAACCGTCATCAAAGATACATGTAGATGTGAACGGTGGACCTGCACCAACTTGAGTAATTTCGTCGATAAAGTATTCGGTATCTTCATCGGAGTTAGTGTAACCATCAACCTTGAGGATATAGTGCTCCAGAGGTTCGCGACCTAGGTTTTCAATCGTAAAGATTGTTCTTCCTGTAGGTGTCTGCGAGACATTAGTGATAGTTGCACGGATATAAGTTCCACTAGCAAAGTAACCAGCGTCAAAGACGTATGGATCTCTACGGAAACCAGTTGCTCTCAGAGCATAGATACCAAAGTTTGTAGCAGAGTTCGTGATGGAACAATAACCACCAGACTCAGAAAGAACACCATCAGCACAGAAAATACAGAATACAGAAACTAACTGGGTGTAACCATCATTAATAATCTTATAACCTGTACCACCGAAAGAAACGATCGTGAACGCCGATGCAACCATCGACTTACCCTGATTGGGGAAAGATGCTGTTCCGTCGATCTCAAGACCAGGGAAGGGGCAGTTAGGTTGCTTAACCTTGTCACCATCAATCTCAGCACCGCCACCACCTAGGAAGGAGATAACAGATGCGTTTTGGGTGTATGGAGATGCCTCAATAATCGGGTTATCGTTATATGTACCACGAACAGCCATTCTGACATCATCTAGATCATAGATGAAAGAATCTGGATATGTGATTACATTGTCTGTAACATACAACGTACCATATGTTGGTGTTGTTGCTCCTGCTTGAATCGTTCCATCAAGAATAGACTCAAACAGATTCATTGAAGTGGCAATGTTTGATGCAATGCTTGCACATAGAGGTGCAGAACCTGGAGGATAAACTTCCAGTGCATTTTGATTTGCTCTCACAAAGGTGTGAGCAGATTGTGGTAAGTGCTTAACTGAATCTGCAGCAGCAGTAATAAACGTATGTGTAGATTGTGGAAGATGTCTTACTGCATCAGTAGTTGCTCCCACAAAGGTATGTACGCTTGTGTCGGATGATGTACCAACGTTGATAGTGAACGTTCCGTCTTGTCTGCGAACACCACTAGAGGTAGCTCCAGTAAATGTGTGAGCACCTTTATAGGAAGAAGGACCAACGTTGATATCAAATGTATTTGTAGTTACATTACTAATCGGTAACCAGCGCCCAGATGGATAATCATATTCAGCACGTGGGTATGCTTTCTGTACTGTATTACCATCTAGATCACAAGTGAACTGCAAGGTTCCGTCAAGAACCATGATATAATCACCATTAGCAAAACCATGATTGCTGATGGTTAGTTCGACATTACCAGTTGATGCGTTGTAGTCAGCATCGGTAACTGTATGTGCTGTAAAACCAACATCAGTGATCGCGATAGACTTGTTATCTGCAAATGGATCCTGACCAGAACGTGGATATGTATGCTGTGTTGCGTTTCCGTCAGCAGCACATGTGAAGGTGAATGAGTTATTAGCAATTGTTACATTGCGCCACTGCCCCAAACCATGCTGTCCAACCGTGAGAGTCATGGCACCTGTTGCTGGATCATAGACAGCAGCAGAAGGTGTAAAGAACTTATTAGGACCAGAAGCGCCTGCGTTTACAGTAATTGTAGTTGCTGATGTAGATGTGATAGGCATAGACCTACCAGCATAAGGATCAATGCCGAGACGTGGGTATGTTTTCTGTGACTGATTGTCATCCATATCACAGGTAAAGGTGAATGCATTATCAGCAATGACAATACCTTCTCCTACAGACAATGTGTGGGGTCCTACATTAATTTCTAAATCACCTGTTGCAGGATCATAAGAAACATCAGATGGAGTAAACTGAATGTCGGAACCAGATTCACCAACATCAATTGTGAATGTATTTGCGGTTACAGAATCAACTGTTAGAATATTGTTATATGCATCTTGACCAGAAGATGGTAGTGCATGTTCAGTCTGGTTGCCATCCATGGCACATGTAAACACAACAGACTCAGGGGCAATCTGAACTTGGTCTCCCTGTGCAACACTATGACCAGTAGAGGTAACTACAAACAAACCTGTTGCAGGGTCATATGTAGCACTCTCAGGAGTAATTTGGATAGAAGATGCAGTTCCGTTAATATCAATTAGGATATTCCAGTCTTCAAACTGTGGGATTACTGAAGTAGTTTCGATTGGGTCATAGATGATAATCGTACCATCTGTTAATGCAGAAGTCAGAGTGTGAGTTAGACCAGCAGCCAATCCAGCATTACCTACATTACAAACAATAGTTGTCACACCACCAGCAGAAGATGCACTAATAATAGGTTGAGACTTACCATAATTGGCATCGCCAGGTCTTGGATTGGAATGATCTCCACCGCCACCATATGCACAGTTAAATGTAAGTGCTCCTTCTTTAAATGCAATTCTGTCATTAGCAGTGATAGTAAGTCCAGGATCAGTAATCGTCAGACTTAGTTGACCAGTCGAAGAATTGTACTGAGCAGTATTAGGAGTAACATCAATTACATTACCACCAGTCCAATTTCTCATTGCAGCAATAGCATGCAATTGAACTCTTTGGTATGCGTAGATAGTTTCTTCTCTTTGTGCTTCTGGGATTGCTACTAGCGCAGCTCCAGCAAAGTAAGACTCGGCAACAGCAACGATACCAGAGTTGCCACCTAGCACCAAATCTTTAGCAAGACCTTCAAGAACAATCTTGATGTCGCGCTTACACTTTCTTTCCATTACATCGGAAAGATTAAGAGTAGGATATGCTGACTTGGTATCCAACAATGCTTGATCAGCAATTAGATCCGCATTGCGAGCAATCAGGTATGCTGCATCTAGTTGTGTACCAGATGCATTGTTGGTGATAACATCTACCCACAAATAAGATAGAACATCAATTGCTGAAATGACGTTAGCACAAGCAGGAGTACCTGCTGTTGATGTGATAACAGTGTCATCAAAATATCTTGTAACACCAGAATACACAGGAGTGTAGATAGGATCTGCAGGAGTTCTATTCTCAGTTCTCCAATTACAGACTGCATATCTAATCAGTTCTCTAGCATATTCGATAGCACGAACGTTCTGGACAATTTCATCTTCAATGTATGTAATTTTGTCATTAACAATGAACTTCTTAGCAGAATCAATAACGTTATGATTAGTACCAAATTCCAAGTCACGAATGACTGCATTCATGAAGTGATTCAAGTCCTGCCTACATTGCTCATCTCCATTACTCAGGTTAACATTATTACCTGATGTTGGGGAACTATAAGATGGATATACTTTTGTACCTGCATCACACGAAATTAAGAGGTCAGCAAGTTTTACAATATCATCTTCTGCCAAACCTGGAATAGAGGATGTAGTTGTGATTTCTGCTACGCCAGTAACTACAGAATCGTAATCGAAACTAGTAATAGCGTAGTCATTACCACCAAATGTTACAGTACCACCACTTACGTAGGTGTGGATATGATCAGTGTTGCCAAGGTAGATCTTGAATGATGAACCACCTGTTGTAATACCATTAGATGTTGACCTTACAAACGTATGAGCAGACTGAGGAAGGTGTCTGATAGCATTAGTTGTTGATCCCTGGAACAGATGATTTGCTCTTGGTTCGTGCTTAATAGCACCTGAAGCAGCAGCAATCCATACGTGGTTGCTACCCGAAGCAGCACCAGCATCTCCTACATTGATAGTGAATGTGCCATCTTGACGCTTGACAGCATCAGCAGCTGCAGAGATCCAAGTATGTAAACCTGTGTAACTAGAAGGACCAACATTGAAACGAATATTAGAACTATCAACTACAGTGATTTCTAACCAACGACCACTTGGAAGATCAAATCCAGCACGTGGGTATGCTTTCTGTGCTACGTTTCCATCAAGAGCACAGGTGAATACCAAAGATCCATCATCAACTTTAATATAATCTCCAGTTGAGAATCCATGACTATTAATAGTCATTTCAATATCACCAGTAGAAGCATCGTAATCTACATCAGTTGGGGTATGTGATGTAGTACCAACTGATGTAATTGCAATAGACTTACCAGCATAAGGATCTTGACCTGGACGTGGGTATGTCTTTTGTACCGTATTTCCATCCAGATCGCATGTGAAGGTGAATGAGTTGTCATTAAGAACAACGCTACGTCCTACACCTAGACCATGCTGACCAACATCAACAGTCATATCACCTGTTGCTGCATTATAAGTTACAGCAGTCGGAGTCATAGAGAAGTTTTCTCTAGAAATACCAACCTGTAAAGTAATAGAATCTGCAGTTACAGATGTAATAGGAATTGATCTGCTAGCATAAGGGTCAATACCTGCTCTCGGATATGTCTTAACAGAATCATATCCATCCATCGCACACTTAAACGATAGGGAGTTGTTATCGATAACAACACCTTCTCCTGGTGTTAATGAGTGGCTTCCAATAATAAGTTGTAGAGTACCTAGGGTTGGGTCGTAACTGGCGTTAGAAGGCGTATAGTATTGGTTTGGTCCAGATGCACCTACGTTGACCGTAACAGTGTTTGTAGTCGATTCTAGAATAGGTAGAGACTTACCGCTAGCATATTGTGTAGATTCTGGCAAAGAATGCTCTGTAGCATTGCCATCCATCGCACATGTGAATACGAATGAATTGTCTGCAATTCTAATTCCTTCTCCAACAGACAACCCATGACTTGCCATGGTGATTACAAATTCACCAGTTGCAGGATTATATGTAGCATCCGATGCTGTGTATGATCCAAATGATTGACCACCAATGCTGTAAACAGAATGATAATCTTGTGCAAATTCTCTATTGATTCTACCTACAACTTCATCAGCAATAAATTCTCTATTATTTCTAATAAAAATAGCAGCATCCTGGAATCTTCTATCAACAGGTTGAGCTAGTGGGAATTTGTTTGGTGAGTTGAGTAGAGATAGTGTTACTGATCTGGATGCAGATTTGACAACTGCAAATTGACCTGGATCAAAATTGTTGTTTGCGTTAAGACCTAGACCTGCAGGAACCTTTTTAGGAATAACAAAACGTCTTGCTCGACCATCAGCATCTTCAATAACTTTATAAATTCTTTGTCTACCATTAAGGAATGATAAATCAGGTGCTGAAGTAGATAGACCTTCGATTAAAATTTCTTGACCTTCTTTAAAGTCGTGGAAATTTTGTCTACCAGAAAGAGCACTTGTATAGAATACAACACCACCTAGATCTTCTGCGTCACCAAATTGTGTATTTTGGAAACCACCAGTTGCAATACTTGGATCACCCTGTAGGGAGAAATCCATTCTGACAATTGGAAGTGGTGTAGTGTAATCATCATCCTGGAATACAACTTCACCTTCTGCTCGGATCGATCTAATTTTGGTAGAGTCGAAGGAACCTTCTGTGATCGATGCTGCATAAATGTTAATATTACCTGCAGCAGTGTCTCTCCATCCAATGGAAGAAAGAAGTGGAGCAACAGTTATTTCCCATTGAGTGGGTTCATTGTCATCGTCAATTTGAATAATTTCGTAGAATCCTTGTCCTACTTCTGAGTTAGCAGTGCCATCTAAGTAAATATATGCACCAACAATCAGTCCAGCTGGCGTAGGATTGCTAGTAATTGCAAATTGATTAACACCTACTGTTCCTGTAGATGAAGTAAGAGAAGCACCTTGGGTGCCACCAATAATATATCTAAATCCTTCACCCTCTAGGAAGGAACCACTAGTAATTTCAACATCTAATGAACCATTTTGGTATGCATTATTACCAATAATTGTACTGAAAACAACATTAGAGATGTCGCCTCTAGCACCAGTGTTAACACCAACTGCTTCTAGACCAGAAACAAGTTGCGACAATCCAGTGTTATTTTGGAAATCAATTCTAAATTTATCGGGACCAAATACCTGATGACCAATTGGGAAGTTAACGCCAAAGTCTCCATTGACTTCAGAATCGACATTAATCCTTTGCTTGTCATCAAACACCATCGCGAAGTCCCACGTGGAGATCGCGTCACCGTTAGCATCAATCTTATCTCGGTAGGTAACACCGATAACATAGTTCTTATCACCAAACTTGAAGATGTGCTTGCCAGGATTGTTAGGTCTTACAATTACCAGACGTAAGTTATCACCAACAACTGATGCATCAGGCGGCAAGGAGATGGGGTTATCTTCTACATAATCTCCACCAGAAACGATAATTGTTTCTTTAACTCCAGGAGTTTCCCATGCTAATTGTGCTGCCTTCTTAATACTACGTACAGGGTTTACAGCAGATCGACCATCGTTAAGGTCATTACCAATCTGCGAAGAAACATAGATACGACCACCAACGTCATTGGTTGCTAGGTTTAGTACGTATTCTGTAGTAGCAATCTTATCTGATCTATCACCCAACAATGGAGTAATAGACCTTGGGAATATACCTGCTTCACCAGTTTCATTATAACCAAATGCATTTTCGTCTACAACACGGAAACCAATATGCTTGAAGTTTACTTCGTTGTTTAGAACGATACCATCCAAATGCTCAGGAGCATTAGGACCAGTCTGTCCAGCATTTAGTGATTGATATACGTTGGCACCAAAGTACCTATAGACATCTTTTTGGACAATTGTATTAGCAACCCAGATTGTACCTGTGTTGTTAACATAATTTTTAAGGTTAGGACCCCTTAAATTAAGGTCTGGAGTAACGAAGTTATCGATATCCAGGTTCAGAATTCTTGCCGTGTCGGAAATAATAGACGTAGAAGTTCTGATTGCACCGTTGATATCAAGTTCAAAATCAACAGTATCAAGGAATGCTTCAGCAGATGCACCAGCACCATTACCACCAGTAATGACAACACTTGGCGCAGTACTATAACCGCTACCAGGATCGTTAACAGCAATGTTAACAATACGACCGTTAAAAATAAAGGCAGATGCTAATGCTTGTTTGGCATTTTCGCCTTGAGGCGGAGGACCGACAGTTACAGTAGGCTCTACAGTATATCCAGAACCCTGAGTCAAAATTGCAATATTGTTGACTCGCTGCCCAGTTCTATTGATACCAACACGTGGAAGTTTTTCTTCCGAATCCAGAAGTGTTCTGATTACTTCTTTTTCATCAACGCCTGTACCAGCGCGAATAGAAAACTGTGTTGTACCAATAAACTGAGGTCTTGACCCTGAGATAAATTCTTTATCAGAATTAATGTTAAAACTCATGTTCTACTGAGCTCCGCCTACTATTTCCCTGTTGTTATTTAGCATTAGAGCCATTCGATATTGATTACTTCTGTATAAACCAACCATCTAATTGATAGAGTTGTTCCTGCTCTTGTAGTTGAGTAACTAAACTTGTTGTTTCCACCACCTACAAAAGGTTCAATATCCCAAGTTTGTCCACCAGGAATACTATCTTTAATGACAGTAATCATGCTTCCTTGAACAGTACTTGCGCCAACATTATCAGTGTTTACACATGATTCAATTTTTGCATTATAAAAAGCATTTCCAATTTCATTAGCAGCTACAATTTTTCCTGTAATAAAAGATATTGTATTATCTGGCAAAATGATTTGAGATCCTACCAAATCTGTAGAAAGAATAGCAGTATTAGAACCTCGGAGAATGTTATATGATGTATAACTTTCTTCGTAATTTCTATTTTTAATTTCTAAACTGTTTAAGTCTTTAGCATTTCTGAGTTCATCTACGATCACTTTTTGATCGACAGAAAAACCCTGGTTGCTATCTAGTTTTTGGATAACTGGCATTTTACTTTAGAATTTGAGCAACAACAGTGATTTTAATATTATCATTAAGAGTATGATCTTCAGTCAATGTAAATGTAATTCTAGCGTTGTTATCAACGTCAATATCAAATACTGCAGTTGCAGCATCTTCACTAGTATTTACACCAGCGTATTCGTTATAGAATACTTCAGTACCATCATCAATAACATTGAATTCCATGAACGATGATTTATTGGAAATAGTATTCTCCAAAATTACCATCAATTTACAACCTTTAGATGTTGTAGTATTATAAAGAAGTGCTGAACCAACATCAAGTGTACCTTTTACAAGTTCAAGTGTACTAGTCTGTACCTTATAATCTTTTAGTTCAAAGTCAGTGAGACTAGAATTCAATAATTTGAGTGGAGTTTCGTTACCAGTACCAAATCCTGTATTGTAGAAAATATCTCCATTATCTTCTAGGACAACCAGTGGGTCAACTGTAAGACCTGCTGACATACCAAACTTAAAGTATTGTTTGGTGTTGTAAAGGAAAGTCTCATCAGCAGATGTGTTCTGTAGAACAGTAGAACCATTATCTGCAGTAAGTGTCTTAAATTCAAATCCGAGAGATGTATTATTGATTGAAGTAATACTATCAATATTTGTCAGGTCAAGTGAAGACGTACTTAACTGGACGGTGTTAACACCGTTGTTGTAGAAGTAAAGAATATTTTCGTTGGCACCAGGTGCAGTCTCAGGAATGATATAGGTGTTCTGATCAACGTCTTTGACGCCACCAAGAGAACCCCAGTTATTGCCGTCATAACCTTCATACTGTAGAGATGTTGTATTAAATCTTACTGAACCTGTTTGGGCAGCACCTCTTTCGTTTTCATTACCAACAGGTAAAACTAGCGTACTAGTTGCATCAACAACAACTTTCTTACCAGCATTAGGTCTCAGAATCAAGTCATTGATGTCTGTAGCAACAACATTATTTCTGAGTCTCAGATCTCCAGATACAGTTAGATATGTATCACCAAATGGGTCAATTTGTACTTCATCAATTTCTTGGAATAGAAGATTTCCTACTGCCGTAGTGTAAAATGTCAGTTCTGAAGTATTGTTTGGTTGAGCACCTGTTGTATGCGTTGGAGCATTGCCATCAGTAGCAGTAATGCCAGCAACAGTTACTTCATAAATGTTATTTCTGTGCTTGAGGTATTGACCTAGAGTTACAGGTGTGTTAGAGAACCATTCAGTATATGTTGGAGCAGATGTATTGAGAGATGCAATCTGCTTTAATTCTTCAAACTTAAATTTTGTTGGAGTAATTTTTAAGGTATTACTATTACCGTTATAGATGTAGAAAGTATCATCATTAGCACCAACCGATTCTTCTGCAGTAATATAAGTATTACCGTCTAGATCTCGAATTCCTCCAAGAGAAGACCAAGAAGTAGTTGCTGAACTATAACCTTCATACTGAGTAGTCTGGGTGTTATATCTAATAGCACCATCATTAGTCAGACCAAGTGCAGGACGAGCAGCAGTGTTACCTGCAGGAATTTGTAATGCCTGTGTACCACCAATGATAGCAACTCTATTTGGTGCAGGATCTAAAAGAAGATCGCTAGTACCCTGTGCTTCAATTTTATTACCATCGATCTTTAGTAGATCACTGGAATTAAATACTCCAGTAGTTTTGAATTGACCCGATGTAACTACATCTCCAGTGTCAGTAAAAATTTCAATGTTTACTAGATCAGTTGAACCTGGAGTTGTGAAATTAACTTTTGCAGTTTTAAGATTGAATGGACTCAAAAGACCAGTAGTTTCAATCTTCATTGATGTAGGAGACAGAATATATTCTGTATTAACCTTACCATCAGTATCAACGTTCAGTTCTTCTACATCTATTGTAGGTATAGTAGCAGTTGTGGATTGAACATCATCTGCAGTAACCACTAAAGCAGTTACACCGCCACTACTTACATCTAGAGTAACATTATCTGTTGAAACAATTGACGTTACTAGAAGTTGAAAACCACTACCAAATACTTTAGTATTATTAGGATCAATGGTTACTTCAGCACGTTGACCAGTCAAACCTGCCATGTTTGGGTGGACTTCGCAGTAGTAATATAGCGTTGTTGGGGTTGCATCATTTCCAGCAATAGTAGTCTTGCTATTACTATCATCATAGTCTACTTCAGAACCTTCATACTTTACACCAGCAATAATAACTGGCATAGTACCAGAACTAGTAACTGGAGCACTTAGAGTAATTACATTACCATTAACTGCTTCTACAACTGCCTCCCCATCCACATCACCGCTATCATTAAGACCTGCATTTTCAGTATCTTTAACGACAGTCATTCCAACTAAAATAGAAGAAGCATCCGATACTGTAATAGTAAGCGAATCTTCAACAACAGTTATACTTTCTTCATATTTGTTGTGAATACCATCAGGGTGGATAGAGAATCTAAATGGGTGACTAGATGCATTAGACCAATCAAATTCATATTTGTTATTAACAAATAGAGTTAAGTCTGGATATAGAAATGGATCAGTGCCAGCATCTGCTTCATCCAGATCGATGAGGAATCTATTAGGACTAGAAATCTCAGTAACTTCTAGAGAACCAAACAAATCTCCTTGGTTGATAGATTCGTTCGTATCAACCATAGTAAAAGTAACTGTGACAATTTCAGATCCATTGTCATATACTTCTTCACATACTACAGCAACATTAGCAAATGTTCCTGGATTTAATGCATCTTCCTGTGAGAAATTATAATTTTGACCTGCCACAAAAGTTCCTGATGGAACAGTTGCATCAAAAACAGGTTTAATGTATTGTACTGTTGTTACAAGATAAGGAATTGCTGCTGTTAGATCTAAATTAAAGATACTTAAAGTATCTCCAACAGAGTAACCTTCACCTGCTTGATTTACAGTAGCTTCTGTGATAATACCAAGAACATCAATTGTAAATGCATATCCAGAACCACCATTACCCCACGGTGGAGTAAGAGTAAACGTTACCGTACCAGTAGCGGTACAAGTTCCGTTGATATCAATATCAGTTCCACTTAAATCGTCAACAGTTTGAACGATAATTGGTTCGGCGTTACCATCAAGGTCTGTTGGGGGATCAAATGTAGCAGTTCCTCCAGTTTGTGTCCAAGTCCATCCAGTAAACATTCCAGCATTACTGGACATCACAATAGTACTACCACCTGAATCTGCAGTACCAGTAGCACCAGTTACTTGTACTGGTAATGTTAAAACGTCATTTATTTGATATCCAGATCCATAATCAGATACTACTGTAGATGTAAATGAACCAGATTCATGAACAACTTCGACTTCAATACCAGAACCGTTACCACCAACTAATTGAACTCCTTGGTATGATTCTGTACCACCACCACCAAGTCCACCAGATACGTAAGTATATCCAGAACCAGGAGTTGTAGTTCCATCAAAACCAGATACTGTTAGGTCTAATGTTCCTGCCTGACCAGTACCACCAATAGCGGCAATATCTTGATAAGATCCCTCATCATAATCTTGACCTTTAGCAGTGATGGATAAACCTTCACTGTGAAGAATATTTTTTTGTAGAATTAAATTTCTATAAAACAGCGATGCTTCGTTCTGCAACTGCTGTAGTTTTTTGCCATCATTTACAAATGCCAGTTTCTTTGTGTCTGGTCTATAGATACCAACCGATGTGTCATTTGCAAATGACAATGAAGGTTCTGTTCTACTTCCATTTCCAAGTCTTAGAAGACCAGTAGACAAATCAGATCCACCACCACCAAGATTGTAAATATCTTGAGCAATCTGGTTGATAGTTTGCCTTTGACGTTCAAAGGTGTCAGATTTAGCTACGTTTCTAAGAATTCCCATTTCGTACTATCTCTTTTAAGAGTTGTTTAATTTCATATAGTTCTTTCTTCAAAGTATTTATGTCATTTATGGCAGAAGATAATACTTTAGAAGGTGGAGTTTGTGTGTTAATTATCGCACCAGTATTGGGGTCACGATAAAGATGGTCGTGACCCTGGACTTTCATCATCTTGACGACACCACCCTAATATCTTGAATCTTAGGAACAAATGCTGGATCATCTGTTTGCATAGCAATTTTGATACCGAATGAAGTAAATTCATCTAAAGTATTAATACTATATCTGAATTCTTGATATGCAGATTGCTCTTCTTTTTGTGCAGAAATTGCATTCTGTGGAGTAGCAACTTTTATCTCATCTGGGTATCCTGTTTCATTGAATAGAATCCATTCAATGTCATCAAACTTAGACTGTACCGAAGTAGTCTTGGTTTTATATAGCATCTTAACATTCTTAGTGTCAGTAAGATTTGCGGTAATAATAACGTCAATTGCTGTAGCAGATTTGTCCAGAATAATTTCTTTTGTTACATACTTAGCAATAGCAGAACTATCTAAAGTGCTGTCTTCAGAAACATAGTCAATACCATCAGTATAATTAATCTTCTTAATTTCAAAGAAGTTTTCAAATCCAACTCTAATAGATGGAGAATTAATTAGATCACCTACTCTAAAGATGTCCGATGGTTGATCAGCAATTTGCTGTGCTCTCGCATATACAGATGATCCATTGTCAGCAGTGTAATTGTTGTTGATAGGTTGTCTATCATTTTCCAACTTCAATACTTGTGTAGGAGCATCCCACAATTCAGTCGTACCAGAAATTAAATTATCATATGTTTCTGTTACATTAGATGGATTTGTAGCAGTAATCAGTTCTCTATAATCGAAATTTGGTTTTTCAACCAAAGGACCACTGGAAGAAATTGTAATTGTATATGGTGTCCACACTGGATTACCATCTTGGTCAACACTAGAACTACCTAAAGAACCATTTTCAGATGATTGTTGTGAGAAGTATAGGTTTTCGTCACCGCGATATACACTATTGTTTTTAACTTTAACATATACTGTATTGCCAGTAGATTCATATCGTACAACTTCACCGCTTGCTGCTGACTGATCAATGTTCAATGCATCGTTTCCAATACCATTGACTGTCTGTCCAGCAGTAATAGGAATAATTAAACCTGAATCTGGATCTACATTGCCAGAAATATTAAACTTATAAACAGGATACAACTCAATGAGTTGATATCTCTTACCATATCTACCTTCGCTACCACCAGCATTTTCAATTCTATTAGTAGAAATTTTAATGGTTGAGTTGTTTAAATCAATAACAGGTGAGAGATAAGACTTAGTTGTAGAAAGACTCAGTTTGTATACCAATGAATTATCTAAATTGTTCATCAATTGGTTTACTCCAGAAGCAATTACTTTCTGGTTGATAAAGAACTGTTCTTCATTCAAGAAAGTTTTCTCATAATTCGATACAGAATATGAATTGTAGTTTAGAGTATTAGAGTCAATAGGAATAATATTAGTAGTCTTGACTTCAGTATCAATATTTGTTCCTGGTGTCTGAATGTAAGAAATCTGAGCAAGCAATCTTTCATACTTTTTATTGGCAGCAATCAAACCAGTTGAACCACCACCAAAAATACTGTCTGCTGCTCTACCAATTCCACTGACCGTGAAAGTATCAACACCTACATTGGATACTTTAAACAAAGAACTATTAAGAGTACCTTGAGTAAATCCAGCAGTAGAGACTAAATTTCTAAAGAAAACATAAGATTGATCTTCTTCAAACCCATGATTCTTATGTGATACCTTAATAATATTGTTATTATTCTTAAACAAAGATGAAGTAGCATTGGCATTAGCGAATGCATATGTCTCTAGAGGATCTACCTGCATGGTATTGTATCCAAGAGGAGTATTCTTAATCTCAACTTGTGCATCTTTAGTCGTATCAAACTCTGCACGATACAGAGTAAACTTGACATCCTCAAACAAATCTTCTACCCAGTTATTAGTATTTTGTGATTTATATACAGAACCCAAAGATGGATTGGTCGTAACAGTAGTACTAGTTGCAACCTCAGTTTCACCTAGTTTAGATGCCCAGATTAAATAGTCCTGAGAATCTGTTTCAATTGTTAGAGCATACTCAGTATTATTGAGAAGATATACAGGGTAATTAAACTCAAACTTAGTGGCAACAACAGAAGGTACATTACCAACTGTGTCAACAGCAATACCCATTCTAACTGCTGGTTCTGTGATAGAAATTTCAGTTTCGATTACGGCACCACTATTACCAGTACCTGTACCTCTAATAACAACAGAAGGTGGTTCGGTATATCCTCTGCCTCCTAGTGTAAGTAAAGAATCATAGATTTTGCTATCAGATACAAATACAGCTGCAGTAGCATTGTTTCCACCTGGAAGACTAGGACTTTCAATAGTTACTGAAGCACTGTCATAGTTATCACCAACGTTGGTGATATTGATAGCAGATACAACACCAGAATCTTTTGCAATTCTTGAAACAATTTCGGTATTGTTAGCATTATTGAAAGTAATAATAGAAGCAATACTTAAACGTTCATCTGGAGTAAAGTTGATACCGTTATGATTAGAAAGAACAATAGTATAGACCTGTTCGTTTGTTAATGTAATCTCATTATCTTCGGAGATAGTAACTTCGTTGTCGTTCTTATCAAAAATCTTAAGGATAGGACCAGAAGCATTTGAATTGATGCCAGTGAGAGTTTCACCTTTCAGAACAGTGACAGTATTAGAGAAGTATACTTTCAAATAAGTATAGGGTTCCATAACAATTTCTGTTCCTGGAACAATGTTCTTGCCTGGTTTTTCTGACTCAACATCTGTGAGGTAAACACGCAAAGGAACTGTATCACTCTTTTCAGCAAAGAATAGATCAAGACCAGTGGTAAATACACCACCTTCAAAACCTTCAATCTTGAAAGTTTGTGCCAAAGGATTTGGTTTCTGTTCTTGCTCTGTATTATTTTGAACTAACTGCAAACCTTCATTTGCTTTGAAGTATGCTGGTTGTGTCGAAATAATAGATGTAGGATTATCGGGAAGCAAACCAGATGCATAGAACTTAGTCTCAGCAAAAGTTTCTACAGCGTTCTTGTCTGAATTAGTACTGCTAGATGTAAAACGTAAAGTCTTTTCGCCTGTAGTAATTCTGATATCTTCACCGCTCTCATCATATGAGACTGTAGATACATCACCTGTCCAAGTAGTAGCAAATGTTGGAGGAGCTCCAGCAGGAACAATTAAAACACCAGAAGCATTGCCTCTTTCATCTGTAATAATTGGTGCTGCAAATGCCGAAACAGAGTTACCTGCAATTCCTGTAAATCTAGAGTCGGGTGCGACCCATCTACCAACATTCTTTCCTTCGAGATATACAAAGACTTCAGTCTTTGGTTTCATTCTACGAATAGTAAATTTAACAGGGATGCTGCGAGCAAAATACTTCAGTGAAGTTACAATTTGCTTGCCACGTCTGCTACTAGTTGCAACACCTTTAGGTGTCTCATTATTCTGTGGACTAATGTTTGAAGAACTAGAAACTGATGCAGATTCAATTCTGGAATTAGATACCTCACTATTTGTAGTAGATAGTGGATTGATATTGAAGAATGATCTTTCTGCTCCAGACCATGTTACAATAAATGAGTTATAAATGCATGAGAATGCCTCCACAACATCATCCTTGGCAAGGAAAGGAACAAATAGATTTGTATTGTTATCAGTAACTAGAGGTACAATTGATCTATCATACCAAGAATCAACTCTAGGTGTAATATCTAGATCGCCAACGTATTGTAGGACAACAAATGGATTGGGGTTAATTGTCTTAGTAGCAAAATTATTTCCTACCAGTTTAACTTCACTATATGGAAGTGAGATAACACCGTTGTTAATTACATAACCATCAACTTCACGCTGATCGTTTCTGGTGTTTACTTCTTTTACATTTAAACTTTCTTCATTTACTTGTGGTCTAAGGACAGACTGCTGAGTATCAATAGAAGATTTATGGTCAAAAGATTTAACATCACCTCTATGAGTTTCAAAATTATCTACAAAGAAACCACACTTAAAGCGATCAAGACCAATTTCATCAGTGATCTGCATATTAAGTGCTTGCTGTTCTAGAACACTCAGTGAAGTGTAGTATTCTAGTCTCTCAATTCTACTGTCAAGTTTACCAATGTCCTTCATTGTGTAACGCTTGTTCTCTACAGGAATGATTCTCACATCTCTATTAGAGTCAGTATATGCAGGAACATACAGATAGTATAGTGAAATAGCATCACTGATAGATTCAGGTCTGGAAGGATTCAGTGAAGAATTGCCTTTCTTAACAATAAAATTACCTTGAGTATCAAGGAACACCCCGTCGATACGGTCCAGGTATTGGGTTTTATTGTACTTAACTGTATAACTTAGGTTAGCATCGTCTGCAGGGGTGCTAGCGGGGATTCCAGCGGTGCCTGAGAAAGAGATATAACCACTACTGGATAGGATTGTTTTATCCAAGTAACCAGAAACAATGTTAGAGTTGTCTACTTTAGGTCTAAAGTCGATAGCATCTCTCAGGGAGATGAGACCACTAACAGTAGAGTTGAATGATGGAACTTCGGTATTAGGTACACCTGCCTCATGGAGGTACGAATCAATCGTACAGAAATCTCCTTGTGAATGCTCGAAGTAATCGAACGCAATAACCAACTGACCTGAAGGTGCAGTTTGACCAGGTTTCAGTGTAATGCGAGAAACATCGTAGTATGTATCACGTTGACCATCATCAAAGATATATCTAGAAGTAACATCAGTACCTGTTACCAAACCACCAACAGAATCAATAGTTGGAGGAGCAGAGACAGAACCTTCATAGACATACTTCAACTTAAATGCATCAGCATATGAAGTAATCTGAATGTTTTCTCCATCATAATCCTGTCCTCTAAATGGAACGGTTGTAGTTCCACTTGCCTGTACAATGATACGCTTATTTCTAATACAAGTCTTAAGTCTAGGACGTGCTTTGGATACCTGCAATGTAGCAGTTAGTTTGAGGACTGGGAAGTTGTTATTGGGTAGATCAACCGTTGTAGTTGGGTTAGCAACGTTATATGCTTCTGCCTTAGATCTAATACTATCAACATTACCGAAATGATTCTCTGGGAAGTCAACAGTAACACTACCAGCAGTTAGTTCGGAATCAGTCTGGGTAATTTTAACAAACGCAGGATCGATATAAACAACATCACCTTTGTTGAGAGTACCACCATTAGGTACAAAGTTACCAGCAGTATCTAAACCATGGATCGCAATACCTGGATCCAATACAGTCATCATGAAATTTTTCTGACTGAATTCAGCAAATCTTTGTGTACCAAATGGTAGTTGAGCAGCAAACGTTAGATTACCTGCTCCAGAAGATGCTGACGTAATAAAGTCTCTTCGGAAATAATATGTGATCTTAGAATCTTCACTAGAATCAATCAATGAAGAAATTTTCTTATCTCCAGTTGAGAATACTAGTGTGCCATTGGCATTAGTAATGATTGGTTTCTGTACAACAACACTAGCATTAACAGCATCTGCTTGTAGTGTTCTATCCAAGTAAAGTCTGGATCTTTTGACACCATCAGGTTTGGTTGCATATTGTACAGAGTAACGATATACATCACCATCATTATCAGCAAATTGGATAATATCGCCTTTAGTTATAGACAGACTAGCGTCTCCACCAAAACCGTTACATTCAATAAACTTATAACCAGCAAATCCAGTAAACGTAAAGTCTGTAACAGAATTTGTGTAAACGTATCCTGTTTTCTCTAGTTCAATATCACAGGTGAATGAATTTTTGTTTCCTGATCCAAACGTAGTATTAACAGACTTAACGTTGGAAGGATCGAATGTGTATACAGTATCTCTAAACAGAACAGGTGTGACTTTTGCAACATCTGTAATTACTGCAGTAGTTTCAATTTCTACAATAGGAGGTTGTGAATAGGTAGTGCTTACGGCATTTCTATCTTCAATAGAAACATTCTGAATAGTTCCACCACCACCTCGAACCCAAGCAATTTTGTTGGTGTCATAGAGAACACCATCTAATTTAAACTGTGATGCTGAAGTATAGTTTCCACCTCTATTTGTAATGATAAAGTGGGAGACAGTATTTTCTGTGGCAATTTTAGCAGTAACCCCATCTTCATTAACAATAGTTTCTCCAGATACAAACGTTCCAGAAACCATAACAACAAACAACTTATTAGTTGATGAGTACACTCTTTCTGTACCACCTTCAATAACTGCCTTTGCTCCACTAACAGTACCAGTAATGTACTTACCAGAACTAAAAGTAGCATCTGCAAGTGTTTCTAGTGTGATTCTAGTAAAGAATGTAGGAGCAAAATATGATAAGTCGAAAACAGTGTTGTACTTCTCTACACCACCAGCAAGCTTGCCTTTGGATACAATCTTATCAGTATCAGCATTAAAACCGTCACTGATATTTTCAATTGCAATATTCTTTGGTTTAGCAACACCAATAACTGGAGTAATTGTTTCGTTGTAATCTAGGACACGAAGCAATTGCTGTGTATTTTGCTGTACCTGTGCTTCACCTGGAAATAGGTATCGTACTTGTGCAGTAGCATCAGTGCTATCAAAGTTTGTGAGATACAAATCTAGGTCAGCACGATTACCTTTAACCGTAATTTCTAGATATGTATTGCCACCCAATTCAGGTCTTTTAACCTGAGAGAATGCAACCACATCAGCATAACCATATGTATTGATAGAACCATTGTCGCTTCTAGTTTTAATAAACCAAAGTTTCGTAAGTTCTGTTCCAATTGCGTCATCATCAAAGTCAGCAATTGTTTTTTGTGGGTCTACAATAGAACAATAGAAAGTTTTAACTCCATCTTCGACAGTGAATCCTTCGCCCCTTCTTGAAATAGTGCGCTTAGGATCTCCAGGTGATTCTGTCTTATTGAGTCCAACAGAACCATCATTAAATACACTGTTTAGATATAATGTAGGATATGCAGTCAGTTCAGCGCCTTCAGCGTTTAGAGGAATTGTGCCATATACATTAGTAGCATAGAAAGAACTAAGACCAGTAGTCTTAATAGTTTCGTTCTCTCTCTTTAGAACGTCCCTTGCTTTATCAATTTCAATATACTTAGTCTCTTTGTTTTTGACTTCGTATCCTTTTACATATGCTTTACCAGAACCAACAGTACCTACTAATTTTTTCTCTGCATCAATAGCAGTGAGACCATTGACTAAACCGTCAGTACCAGCAGAATAGAAACCCAGATTGTCATTTTTCTGATAGTATTCCCTAACTTGAATGGGAAATTCATCTACAACATAATCACCAGACTGGTCAAATGTTTTTCTTGCTAACGCAGCTTCTACCAATGAGTAATCGGTTGCTTTCAGTTGCTTTTGGATGACACCATCTTTAACAAGAAGCAACTGAATGAAATTCTTATCAGTTAACTGGAAGTAATCATATCTAACCAGTGATAATGTAATTTTAAGTCTGTGAGCACCAGGTGCTGAGAAGTTTGATGAACCTCTGGAATTATCATACAGAGATGCATCTTGTTCTGGAGTTACAAGAAGTTCATTAATTTTAAAACCAACTTTAGCAGATGGTCTATCATAGTACTTGTCGATTACAAGTAGTTGTGCTGCATTACGTACAAAATATCCATTAGCAAAATAGATACCTTCTTCTACCTTAACTGCTGAGGCATAACCCAAAGCAGGACTATCCATAACACCTGTGGCACCAGTATCACTATTAGTAATACCGATAGAAGTTGGAAGTGATACCCCATCAGTACCAACAACTAGTAGTGGAGAATTTACGCCACCAATAACTTCAAGGTTTTCGCCTTGTCTAAATCTTTCTTCATCACCAGAAGCACCACTATTAAGATAGTTCACATATAAGGTATCTGATTCTGTATCAGAACCATATTCAACTTCAATGACACTTGCAGTTACCCCAGAAGATACACCCTGCAGTTTAAGACCGATTAGAGTTTTAATGTCATATTTCTTATATGTTACATTGCCGCTATCATCGGCAACCGCAACTTCAGAAACTGACGACAGTTTAACATAGTTAAGTCTAACGTTTAGACCAACTTCTCCAGGCACAACAAGATCGCCTTGCTTGAAGACGTTCCTACCGAAATTTTCTAATTGGGACTGCAGTACAGATTGGAGTTGAATTAACTCTCTGGTCTGTACTGCGAACCCTGGTCTGAATAAGACCTTATAGAAATTTTTCTGAGGATCGAAATCTTCAAAGTAAGGCGATGAGTTTAAGTTAGTATTCTGGGGCATTTCTAGCAACTAACGATCTAATTTTCCTATAGTATATAGGAGATCAGAACTCAATAACTAACTTGATGTCTTCAATTTGGTCAGCAGCACGGGTGATCAAACGGCGGTTCTCAACATAGATGAGTTCGCCAGAGTTGGGTTGAATCTGTGGAGTACCGAAACCGTCAGTGAACGGAACGCCAAGAAGTGTTACTGCAGTAACTGTATCATCTACAGTACCCTGTGCTAGTGAAGAAGCACCGATGATAGAAGCACTATCATCGAAAGCACGAACAATACCGCTATCGGTATGCTGCTCAGGTGCTTGGAGATACTTAAGAACACCAGCGGTAGTAGAACCACTGTCAAGTGTCCAAGAAACCACAGTACCTTTTGCAGTACCACCAGAAGCAAGTGCTTGTGTGATCTGTTCGTCAGGAACAAAATCAGCAGTAGCACCTGTGACTTTAGCAGCATAGAGACCGTTAAGGGTATCTAGAACTGCGTAATCTGTGGTAGCGAAGTTGTAGGGGTCCTTAATAATACCAATACGACGGAAGTCGTTATCGACAGGGAAGTCTCCAGAACCTTCAGCATAAGTAAGGCGGATGTTAGTCATGACGCGCTTGGCGTTCAATTCCAACTCGAAGTCAGAACCATGACCACCCTGAGGAGCAAGAACAACCTCAAGAGCACCAACACCAGTAACACCAGTGCGAGCAGTAGTCAGGGACTGTTCGGCATAAAGACCAGACTTAACACCACCAGTAGTAGCGCCATCATCAAGGAGAACACTAGCATAGGTGTAACCAGCGCCACGAACTACAACTTCGGTAGATTCGATAGCACCAGAGGTAACTACAACCTTAACAACGCCTTCGGTAACAGACTGACCATCACCTGAAATAGGTGCATAGTGAGTACCATCAGGAAGACCTGAACCAACATCTTCAACTAGAACGATGTCTACAGCACCATCAACTGCAAGAGCTTCGGTTGCAGCACGTGTTGTTTCTGCCTTCAGGTTGATAGGCATAAAGTTAGTGGACAAGAAGCGCAGAACATCATCGGTAGGGATGGTGTACATGTACTTCCAGACATAACCAGAACCAGCAGCGTTAGCAACAACTGCAGATGCTTCTTCTGTAAAGATGCCAGTACTTGAGTTATAAGTACCTTCACCACCAGAAGGTGTAGTCTTGGGTTCGTATGCAGGTTGTGGATCTGTCTGACCAGGGAACTGACCGTTATAGAGACACTTAAAGACTTCGTAGTTACTGTTAATAACGTAGAACTTAGAAGCACCTAGAGTAGTAGCACCAGTTGTGGACTGCTTACCTACTTGACCAGTTGTTGTGGAAGAATAGTCAGGCTTGAACATGTCGAAACGTGCTTCTGCAGCAAGCGTGTTCCAATCATAACGTGTAATTACAGCACGTGCAAATTGATCGGTGATGCGCTTAGCAGCGATGATTTCGTCATATACACCGTATTTCTCAACTTGGTTGTCGAGAGGTGTTGGAGGTGCATCTTCTGTTGCATAGCGGTAAACGCCTGCACGTGCCTCAGCACCAGTGTCAGAAGAACCGTTCCAACCTTCAATAACAGCGTTGGTTAGTGGAGCAGAAGTAACGGAAGGAGTAACAGAACTCAATACCAATGAGTTGTCATAAACCTTTTCGATTGTTGCGCGGAAAGGTGCGTTGGACCATGTATAGGATCCATTTGTGTCAGAACTGACATACACACTTTGACCTGCAGAGAACGCAGTTGCGTTCGCTGAGTAAATCTCCAGATAAGCATCCCAACGTTGTGGACGCCCTACGAAGAAATACATTCTAGTTCTCTCGTCGGAGGTGTCTGTAGCACCTTCAGACAAAGATTCTAGAAACTGTTTAGCATTAAAAATTCTAAACTTATCTGAGATAATTGCAGCCATTGTTGTTTTCTCTAGAACGTTATTTAATATCTGATTTATTTATACTAATTTATCCTTGGTTCACTCAGGACCAGAGAATTGGATCAACTCATCATTGTTATTTAGCGTGTTAGGTCCGCTTTTAACGTAACCCAAAAATCGAGTACTACTTACTTTAGAAGTATACTCTATAAGTGAACGCGCAGATGTAAATAGATGCCCAGAATCTAGGAAATTATTAGTTGTTTGCACAACAATTTCCGTTGGATTTGCTGCATCTACGGATATAGTTTGATTGCCATTTGCCATGGTCAACCCCATCATCATTGGTGATGGTCCCAAAGTGAATCTATCTCCGCCTAGAGTGAATCCAGAAAAAGGTCTTAATTCAAAATCTCTAATAGCAAGTTGAGGATATGCTCTGGTTACATCATCTATAACATGATCACCTTCAAATTTAATTGCTTCATAATCAGCAAGAGTGAATGTTACAGTACCGCTAGTAAAGGACTCAAATCCTGCAGGAATTCTCTGTCGAAAATTTCCTACAGTAACATTGGTTCCGTCACGTTTAGTTACTTGATTGTATGGTGATGCTAATTGTAGTTCTGCCATTAATTTCTAGTTACAACGGAAGTTTCTAATACCACAAGTTCTGTAAAGTAATCGATTAAACCAGTTTGTCTGGTTAATTGTATATCAGCAGGTTTATCAATACCACCAATAACTGGTAGATGCGAACTTACACTATATGTAGACTCGATACCAGATGCGGAGGTATCAACGTTACTCATAATAGTAGTAAACACTGTAGAAGTCATTTCTACACTGTTTGCCTGAGTCGCTGCAGCATCCTTTCTTTCAGTCGCTGTTTCTCCACCAAGAATGCCACCGTCAGCACCTCTGGTGAAATCAACTCTTGCTGTAGTATCAGTAGCAAGAATGACAGTGATGACAGAATTTGTCACCAAGGCATTCATAGTATTAATTACAGGAGCAACAGATACCTGAACCTGAGTTTCAGGTGTTAGTAGTGCAGAAGAAATAGCAGTAATGGTAGCAAACCCATCAAACTTGGTAATTTGTGTACCAACTTGTAAGTTCTGTACCAATTCAATATTGTTCTCTACCGTAATGATAGTAGAACTATGCTGAACTGCTGTAATATTAGAACTAATATTTTCAACTGCAGTACTAATGTAACTGACGCTAGAGAATCCAAGTGCTAAAGATGAATTATCAAGTTCTGATTCTGGGGGAATGATCAGTAATTCTTTATCTACTTCAACATCAAGGAATGCGGTAATTTCTTCATGTCTAATAGTAACTTCAATAATTCTTTCTTGAGAGATTACTGACTGTTCAGAAGTTATAGTTGCTGTCTGCTCAACTACTGAGATGTCAGTGGTTGCAACAGAAATTTCGCTTTGCAGAATTGTTTGAACACCCGCAGAGAATACACTGATAGATTCAGGAAGTGTTCTAAGGTACTGACCACCTGGATGTGCTTGAGCAAAACTTCCATCAATACCTCTGGTTACATCTAGGAATCTGTCAAGTAGTTTGGAATCGTAAGATACAATTTCCTTACCAATTTGCAGTTTGCCTTGATCTGAGAACAAGGAAGTATTTGGAATGTATACTGTAGTAGCACTTGGAGACAAAGCAGAATCCAAGAAAGCACCAACGCCACTGTAGGCATCAGAATCTTGAATGAATACTGCTGGTTTGTTAATGTCAATCTCTACAATAAGATTGAGTTCTTGAGTCTCAATAGTAGATGTAGATGTAATCGACACTGGAGTAATATCCAATGTAATCTGAGTAACAGTTGTTCCAGGAATAGTTGCCTGAGAAACATTAGTATCAATTGGACGCCTGGTAGTGATCTGCCCTATATTAGGACGTAGTTCAGTACCTGCTTCAACACCTTCACCATGAACCTCTGTAGTTTTCTGAGAAGCAGTTTGAGTTGCTACACCAGTAAGACCACCAAAAGAAATAATAGAGAAGATACCAGACTGAGCACCTTCACTAAACAGAGCAACTTCGGTTTGTACTACAGATAGAGAACCACCACTAGCAACTTGCGTTGATACAGTAAAATTGTAAAGAGTGCTAATTACACGATTTGGTTTTCTGTATACATCGTAACCTCTAGTTACAATTGCTTTAGGAGGTGAAGTATATCCAGAACCACCTTCAATCAGAATGACATCTAAGATTTGACCGTTTACAGAAAGAACTTCTGCTTTTGCACCACCACCATTACCATCTTGGGCAACAAATTTAATTTGTGGTGGACTAAAGTATTGGTATGCTGTTGGTTGTAGAAGAATACCTGTGTCAAAGAATAACTTAAGGTCTCTTTTGTTCCACTCAAGATCACTAAATCCAATATTAGATACTACACCATCAGTAATTTGGCAAGTAACACTAAGACCTTCACCTCTAATCAATCCATTATAATTAGTTGCTTCTACCTTAGCAAAGTGTTCAAACTTAGCAACTTCGCCATTCCTAAAGTTTCTGGTTGTTGCAAAAGCAGGAATAGATTCAATAGTTCTGGTTTCAGATTCACCGTCAACCAAAATTTGATCACCTTCGAGAATATCACTAAGCAATTCATACTTAGTATTATATGCATCATCGCCAATCGCAGACCCACGCAACCATCCAGGAATATCCCTAGTAAGTTCTCTCAATCCCTCATCATCAGTTCTATATGAAACATCGATGGAATATTCTTTGTTCAGGTTATTGAGACTAATAATAATATCACCATCAGTTACAAATATAGTTTGAACTTTAGTGTAATCATCATCGTCATCTGTTAATGGATCATAAGAAAAGTTTTCAAAATCTATATTAGATGCATTTAAAAGCGTGAATCTAAATTTGGTTGCAACAACATCTGGTTTAGAACTGCCATCTGCTGTACCATCTGCCAATTCAGTATAGAAAATACCATCTACCTTACCAAGATGTTTTCTAGTACCATCAGCGGCAAGTGTATATAAAGTTTTGGTAGCATATGGATTGAATGAATTAAGACTGTTCTGGAAATTTAGATATTCAGAAGTTCCATTAGCAGTGGTAATTTTTCTTTCAAAGTTTATTGTTAATTCATTAGTATAACCAAATCTATCAAAATCATAGAAAGATAATGTTTTTGGAACCTGTCTTCCATACAAAGAAATGATATCTACCTTACTAAACGTTGCTTCCCCAGTTTCTGGAGTATACTTAGTTAGAATATCAGTAAATGTAATGTTGGGTCCATTAAGAATATAGGTATCAGGATTTTGAAGTACACCATCAACGAAAACATAAGCAAATCTAGCATCAGTGATATTCTTGATTGTATTTTCAACTTCATCAAATACCAAGTATGGACCAACGCCTCTATATGGAATAAGACGATTGTCAATGGTCAGACGATCATAAGCACCAACGGTATATCCAAAGAATGATTCTCTTTGATCTAATTGGACTGGTGGACTATCAATATCATCTGCAAAATTTCTAGGTGCTTCAGCAAATACAATAGCATCAGGTTGCGAATCGGAAGTTCTTTTCCTAATATAGTATGCATTACCAAGAGGAGTATCCTCAGTAGTTTTTGCTTTCTGTAGCACACCATTCATAAAGATAAGAAACTTTTCACCGTCAGCTGACTTAACAACAGTACCATCATTCCAATAAAGATCGAACTGAGTAGTGATACCATCAAACTGAGGTGAAATATCTTTTAACTTTCTGAGATACCTATCATTATATAAGTCATTCTTAAATTTAAATGATCGGCAAACAAATTTAGTAGGATCAGTTTCATAGGTGTCATCAGTAGCTTGCCCAGTTACAGGATACTGTGCTCCTAGAGGAGCATCTGAAAATGTAATCTGAGTACCTTCAACTTTAAATGATTTTAAAGGTTCTTGAGCAACACCATTCAATGTAAGAAATAGTTCTTGCTCATTATATGGAGTATATGGAAGATTGTTTGCTTTATCTATTAAAGTAAACGTTTTTCTTCCAATGACATTACCGTTACCATTAATACCAGTAACAGCGTCATATGCAGGTGCAAGTAACTCAGTAATTTCAAATGTAAAGTAAGTTGTTGCAGTTTGATAGTAAGTAAATACATCACCAACTTCACAATTCTGCAAAGGATTCTCAGCAGTATCAGAAATCCTGACACCAAATACTTTTTGGGTGCTTGAGTAATCCCAAACAAATCCTTGGACTGGCGTAGAACCTAAATCTACTATGCCACCACCACTTTCAAATTCAACATCACCTACACTTAAAGTACTAATATATGTTTGCGAGAATAAATCGGTGGGTTGCACACTGATACTATTACTCAACTGCTTAGTTGCATATAATTTCAATACTTCGCCAGCAGGAGCATTAAGTGTACCTGCAGATGAAGAAAGTGTAGGTGTACTGCTTAGTTCTCTCGCTGTTCCAATAAAATCGGCATCACTTGCATAACGACCGTCAAAATCTTGCTGTAGAATTAATTCTTTGGATAGAATACCCTCAACATCATATTCATCAATCGAAATAGATCCAACACCTCTACGAACGTTGAGATCATGTATAGTAACTAGAGTATTAGTAAGGACTGTGGATTTGTACTCCGAACTAATAGTAACCTTTGGTAATTCAATAATAGTAATGCTTGTAGTTGGTGTTTGACCAACAGGCATTTCAATTTGTTGTGTACTATCAATTAAAACTTCACCAAACAGTTGGAAACCAGCTGGATGGGTTGTTTGCTTGATTAGGTCTCTCCATACATCAATGGGAGTCCTAGACTGAATCATATACGAATAGTCTTGGTAGAAATAAGAATCAGTTAGTCTTTGTGACCTGCTGCTAATCTTACCTCTATCAGATGCATACCTACCAAGGTTATTGTAGTATGTTCTTACATCAGTATCAAATTCAGTATAAAGTACCTGATCAACTTCAACACTTCTGCTAGAATCTAATACAGATGTCAACTCGATATTAGTATCAAATACACCATCAATTTTTGATAGACGTATAATGTTAGATCCTTGTCTCCAACCACCCTTAGAAATATATGCTGAGAAGATAGTTGTGTTTCCAATACGTTGCTGAACACGCTCTCCATCAAAGAACTGAGGAATATCACCTTTTGCAATAACTGCATATGAAGATCTGAATACCGTTTCAATGGTATTGTCTGCATGGAAATCACCACCATTAGAAATAATTTTAATATCCTTAGGTACACCAATATTAGATGATGTAAAATATACTTTTACGTCTTTTTCATATACAGAAATTGTGGGAGGATATGTAAAACCTTTACCAGGTTTAAGAATATCAATTCTTCTAACTGTTCCTGCTTCTGAATACACCTTAAACTCAGCACCTTCGCCATCACCATTGGTGACAATTGCTCCTGGATTTATATATTTTTTACCACCCGAAGTAATACCAATAGCAGAAATACCTGTAGTAATAGTATCGATGGTTGCTGTAACAACTGTTTCATTGTTTGAAGATACTAAGCAACCTTCAATAATTGGCATTCTTGAATATTCTTGACCTAGATTATCAATAGATGCAGAAACAATCTTACCTTCAGCAAATGCAGATGTTGTAGTGTATGAAATATCACCTTTACCATCATAATCAGGTAATTTTTTAATAGAATATGCAAATTTGTTTGGAGTAACAAAAACAGCACTTTTCAAACCAGCAATAGGATCATCAATTACTTTAAGTGCAGCATTATCAGTATTGACGTTACTACCTGCTTTAATAAAGTAGTAATACGTGTCAAAGTTAACTGGATAACGTTTTTGCGTAGATCCTACAATAGCAGGACCAAATCCTAAAGTGATAGCAACATAAGATCCCACATTACCAGGTTGAATACCACTAACTTCTTTTTCTTCAGTAAATAGGTTACCTTGTCTACTAGCAGAGAAATCGAGGAAGATGCCACGCATTGAAGAATGACTAGTGTCAAACTTATAACGATAGTACTTCTGAATCCTGATATCAGTATTTGCTGCATAAGTTGCGAAGTTAATATCTTTGGAGAACTCAAGGCGATTCTCACCTTGATTGACTTCAGAAATATCAATAGACTTAGCAGGGGTACTGTCGTCTTGGAAAATACTGCTAAAAGTTACTACACTAGGTGATGTGACATCATAATTAAATGCCAAGACCATATTTTGTGTAATAGGATCATAACTGATTACATATGGTTTATCTGCACCATCACCTAAAGGTCTAGCATTCTCATCAAACCTATACTTACCAGAATACAAAGAAATGCGAGCATTATTGTAATGATCAACTAACTTGGTTGATTCTTGTCCTCTATCAACGACAATAGTTCTTTCGGACTCATTGATAGCAGTAACTTTTACAATTTCACTATCAATAAGAAGTAAATCATCAATTGATAGTTTGTTAATTTGATTAACCTTAATAGTATCGTTCTGTAGAGACAAACCTACGTGATCAACATCAATAGCAAGTCTTTGTGTAGACAACTCGCTCGGATTTCTACTAAGATCTGAATCAACAACGGTTAGGACATCACCTTTAATATAATCAGAACCTTTATTTGTGATGGTAACTACAGAAACACTACCATATCCACTACCACCAAAATTACTTACAAATAGAGTAGCTCTAGCATTTTTAGAATCACCAGGAGCTCCAATATCAGATCTTACTTGACTTTGATCAAGGAAAATTAGTTCAACGTCTAAAAACTCACCTGCAGTGTATCCTAAACCACCATTTAAAAGAATTCCTCTACCAACACCACTATCTTTCAATACGCTATCGAAATTTGGTTTCTGTAATTTGATTTCTTGGTAAAAACGTTTTCTTACATAATAATCTGTGGTTGTCTGTGCTACATCAGGATTTAACGTAATATCAATTTGACTACCAACACCAACGTTGTGTGGTTCATCAGTCTCAATCAATGCAATATTATCATCGGCAGAAAATGCTTCCAGGTTCCTACTTAGATTACTTTGAGTAATAACTTTAGATCCAACTGTATCTCCAAGTGTATTGCTCTGTAGAAAATATTCAACAACTGCATCTTCAGGTACAATAAAATTGCCAGAAAGCAATTCTACCTTAACTGTGTTCTGATTGCTTACAAATTCAATAATTCTACCAGATGCTAAGGTACTTTGATCCCCATCAGTCAAAGATAAAACAGAATTAGCAGTATAGAATGAATTCTTATCTAATAGTATGCTTAGAATACTAGAAGACGAATTTAGTTTCTTTCCAGGTACATATGTACCAGTAACATTTTCTAGGACAAAATTATTAGAATTAATTACGTCACCAATGACTGTACCAGTAAAATCTGAATCTTCTTGAGTTATAACGTCATTTTTGAATAGGTATGCTGCACTGACCAATCTTAAATACGAAACACTAGTTAGATTATTGGGATCTAAAGATTTGCATGTTAGGGAGGTAACAGTCTTACCTGTAACTTCTTTAACAAATGCCGATGCACCAAATCCACCTGATCCTTTATCATTAGTAATGAATTTATTTCCAACTTTAAAACTATCTGGTGATTCGATTACATCAACACCGTCAACGTTACCAGTAGATACTGAGTTGATTTTCAAGATGGTGTTAGAACCATTAACCAATCCATCTGCAGTTTTTAGTCGTTTGACATTTGTAGGTAGATTTTCTTGAGATAGATCTGAATTGTAGTTAGAATCAACAGGCAGAGAATAAAACTTTTCACCTACAATGTATGGGAAGGCAGGATTACCGTCATCATCAATTGATGTGAAATATGCATAAGTTCCTTCTGGATATTCGGGTGTTACACAAAAACGTCCATTATTCTCATCTAAGTCCAATTTTCCAGTTCTTGTACTTGGCATCCATACATAATCTTCAATAAACGTACCTAGTGGATATGTTTCTCTGCTAGGACCACCCAAACGATTAGATTTAAGAACATATGCTGAAGATAACTTAGCAACAGCACTATTTTTGTCCAGAGGGTTAGTAAAACCATAAGGTCCATAAATTGGCAGACCATCGTAAGCAAATCCCAAAATGGGTGAGTGCTGACTACCATCATCAACCAGACTTTGAGTTAAATCAAATGGTCTAGCACATACGCCATATCCATTGCCTTTGTCTGTGTTGTAGTTAGTAAAGTAATAACCATTATTACTATCGAGAACATCTTTGAGTTTATTAACTCTATCTTTAGTCCAAGTTACAATATCACAGACTGCTGTAGCTCCAGAACCAACTGATAAAATATCGACAATTACATTTGCTCGCGTGTAGAACTTACCTTCGTCTACCATTTCAAAATCTACAATTTTTCCATCTTTAATGATGGTATTGTAGTCAGCAAATCT